CCCTTATTCTTATATGTCCAAATCATCATATCAACCTGATGTAAACAAATACGATTAAATTCATCATCAGAGAATATTGTATGATCATCTGTTAATTCTCTTTCTTCTTTTTTATCCAAGAAAACTTCTGTTGGATTAGAACATGCGAGATATTCAAAGTCCAGAGGAAATCGAACCAATCTCTGACCATATGTATATGCTTCTTCTGGTTTTACATCACCTGTCATTAAATAAGGAAGATAATCATCTAAATAATCATCAGCAACAGGATTTGGAATATTATGGTGTGCTTCAATTTGAGGTAATAGAGGTCTTACAGCAGGGTGTTTCATATGAACGGTAATCCAATCAAATTCTAATCTTCTCTGACCTTCATACGACCCACGATCAATCTTAAACACCGTACCTTCCTCAAGTATCTTAAATAATGTTTGAAACCAAGCATCATTGATTGTAGTCGCTGCTATGTGTTGTAAATTTAAAGACATAATATCACCTTATTGAATTATTTTTGATACAGGTTGAATAATAGGGGTTCCTTCAGAATTTGCCCCAATCTGCATTACATCTAATGATTCTTTGATTGAATCATCTTGTAAGATACCATAAAGCTCTTCATACTTTAACACTTTTAGGATTCTCTTATCCATTAGCATATCCATACCAGCCATTGGATGATACACAAGAAAATCTCCTTCTTTAATATCTGTTGCTTCTGATACAATTTCACCTACTGAAATAACTCTTCCATATCCTTGGGGGTCTTTTACAGTATCAGGAAGCAGCAACCCGCCTTTTGTTTTGCTCGCTCTCATACTCTCTACTATTATTTTGTCTGCTACGGCTTGAATCATTTTTTCTCATTTCCTTTCTTTTCTTTTTGGCAAACATTCTTGCCTTTTTTTGTTTGAATTTTTCATACTTTTCTTGCATTTCTTCCACTTTTTTCTGCTCACGTTGAATGAGTCTAATGGACTGCATCTTTTTACGTCTTCGTTTGTCGCTAGGTTTTTCGTAATACATTCGATCTCTTAATTCTTTTGCAAGACCGCTTTTTGAAAATTTCTTACGAAATCTCTTTAGCAACTCGTCATCCGTTTCACCCTTTCTCCGTACAACACATATACCACTGTTTTCTTGTGGGTGATAATGATTGTGATAACTTGTTACTTTCTTTTTGATGGTAGTCACCTCCCGTTCTTTTTTTAGATTAGATGAAGCCAAAAATGATGTGGCTTCTTGATGAAAAGTTGAATCTGTATTTTTCGCAAGCATCGAATACTCCTTCCGCATTTCTAATTAGATCAGAGCGTGTTACTCCCTCTGGCATCAACCATACCTTTTGTGAATCTTTTTCTGTTATATCACCTGATAACCACTCAAGATACGCTTGTACCACATCACGATCTTCATAAACAACTTTGATATAAAGATTGGGATATTTTAGGAGTGACTCTGTTCTTTCTATTCCATCTTCAAAATCTTGTCTTGAGAAGAACTTTGGGGAGTAGATAAATTTGACGTTTTTGGTAGGATCTGTTTCTTTAATTAATTTCTCTAAATTATATCCATTTGATTCAACATTTGCAATTGGATATTCTAATTCATTCAACAATGATAAACATTCTTTGAAATGTTTATCAACTGTTGGTTCTCCACCTGTAATCAACAATCCAGCTCTTCTCTCATTCACAGTTTCTTGAATATCGGAAAGTGCATAAGGAGCTTCTGCCGATATCCGCATTTTAACTGCTGTGTCACACCAAGGACATTTAAGGTTACATGTTTTAAACCTAAGGATGATCATGGCTTGCCCACTATCAGGTCCTTCACCTTGCCAGCTTACAAAATTTTCGATTAATTTTACACTTTTTTCCATTCGTATAATCCTTTCTCTTACTATTATGTTCTAACTAAAATGTTAGAACAGCCGATTCTTTTTTCTTAACCTGACCCAAAGGTTTCATCATAAGATCGTATCTATCCTTAAATGAAAACTTCAGAGCAGCATCTTTATTTGGAATAAAATAAGGGGGTAACTTCTCTTCTTCATCTGGAATTGCAATTACCTCTAACTTGTTTCCACCCTTAATAAAGTTATGATATTTCTCTCTCACTTCAACTGGAGCTGTATCGAGATCAATTCCCGTTACCCAATACATATATGCTTTATTTCCTGTCTTGTGAGCATCATACATAATTTTATTCCAAGCTTCCATAGCCCTAACACCCTGTGGAATTGTTTTGTAATCTTTCAGTTGTTTACCATAAGAAACAGGTCTTGAAATTCCCTTGTCACCTGATAAAATTGCATCAACAAATTCTTGCTCTTTTCGATTAACAAAATCGTATAATCTTCTTAATGAAACTTCCTCTGATTTCAAAATCATTTCTGAAAGCTCTGATAAAAATTCTTTTGATTTACTTGGATAATCTGATCGTTTGATTTCAAGACCCATGTAATTTATTTTATCAACCTCTGTACCTTCATTGTTTACAACACGAATTGCATATCGCTTTTTAGCTAAAAACAAACCACGTGAAATAACCAACTCATTCTTTAACACCAATCTGTTGAAATCTAAATCAACTTGGTGTTTTTTAACCATTTCAATCATTTTATGATTATTTAAATAATCCTCAATTTGAGAACACCATTTATGAATATCCTCAATCTTTAGGTTTTTTCCAAAATCTTCAAAACAACAGAAAATCGAATCAGTATCTCCTGTCACAATATAATCCCTTGGAATATCAGGTAATTTATACAATTGTGGTTGTTTATCAGGATCTGCAAACATCTGTTCTTTTGACACCATATCGGGAACAAAAAGTTTCTCTTTTTTATGCAAATGTCTCATAAACGCATCACCGTGAACAATTGATGTTTTCAATGCTTCTTGCCCTGACAATGTAATTGCTGCCGCTAATGAATTGTCATAAAATCTAAATGTTTTGTTAGCAACAACTCCATACAATGTATTTGCCAACACCTTATAAACCAACTGTCTTGTGTGAAAGAATTTTTCTTCATCATCTTTTTTCGCTTCGATAGCATCAAACATTTTACCTTTATATTGTTTACGGGTTGACATTAACATATCAACCACTTCACCAAACACAGAAAATTCTTTCTTGTGTGGTAAAAAGAAACAACCATTGATTGTAAATACTAATTGATCGTCTTTGATTTTCTTTAATAAATCATCACGTTTACATGTTACTTGTTTATTTTTAAACATCGGATCAAGAATTATTTCAATATCTTCTGGAAGTTTTTCTGGACAGTATGTTAATTCATAACCTAAATGTGGATCTTTTGTTTTCATCACAAAACTGTTTACACCAATATTATATGTGATCATTATACTTGGATACAGAGATGCAAAATCGAAATCTGTAATCCAATCATATGTTCCTGGCTCTGGTTCAAATACAAATGCACCAGGATATTTTTCTTTCTTGATGTGCGGGTTACTGTTCTTTGATGCAATACCTCTTTCCTTGAGATATGAAACCATCAATGAATCAACCTGCCCCATTGATGTTACTGAATCAAATGATGTATTACAAATAATTCTCAACTCGTTCATCAAATTGATATGTGCCAATTTCTCTTCCAATTTTTCCAACAATACTGTATCTCTGATATTGTATTCGATTGTTGTATTTAACATCTTCCAATACATCTCATTGAAAGGTAATGGCAATTGAATTTTTGTTACACCCAATTCATGTTGAGCAATAAAACCCAATTTGTAATTTTCCATTTTTGTAAATGTAAATGTTCGATAAAAGAAGTCCTGATCAACTCCCACACAACCAGGAATATTACAAATGTATCTTGCACCTTCAACGAAAAATTCGCCCCATTGAGTCATACTTGTTTGTTGAATAGCAATCTGTGGCAAACGATTAAAAATATACTCCAAGTCAAAGCTGATACAATTCCACCCTGCAATGAAATCAGGATCTTGTTTTTTGAAGTCTTTTATGAATTGCAACATCATTGATTTTTCATTTGGAAACACTTTCATTTCGTCCACTTCTTTTTCTGTAATTGGTTCTGTTTTATTATCAACAACATAATGAACAGAATGTCCGTTGAAAATTGTTGTAATCATGTTAATTGGAAATGCTGCTTCTGTGGGTTTGGGGAACATTCTTTCATCACCTGTATCAACCTCAATATCGAAAAACATGATGTTTGAATGTGTTCTTTTTGGCTCTCCTTGATTGAAATGATAATAATCAATTGCGTGTTTTGCTGTGATTTTCAAATCACCTTCGTATGTTATGTCTGGATCTAAATCGTATTTGTTTTTGTAATTTATTTCTACCTGTTGCAAATTATCGTATGGAACCATTTTCTTTGCGGCCATACCTTTAGGAGCTTGATAACAAACATATCTATCGCTCTCTTTATGAAATACCTTTTTATTATTCTTGTCTCTGAAAATGTATAATACCTGTTGGGTTTTATTTAGAAATTGCACATCAACGAGTCTATATTCGTCTGTATAGAACTTCTGTGGTATCTCATACCTGAATATACCCTTACCCAATTTCGTCGTGTTAGCCGTCTGTGACACTTCTATATGCCTACCTCCAAGCGATTCGGCAATCTCTGCCATAGCTTGTGCAAATTTCGGTTCCCATGTTGCGAGATTTCGATTAACAAATGAAGGATGAACAATTATTCTTACTTTAAATTCTTCCCATTCTCTAATCTCAGCTTTTTCATGTAAAACTGTAATCCCCGATTTTGCAATACCAAAAGCACTCATAGGACTCGTGCCCATCAGAACAACCAATTTTGGATTACATGCTTTTATAATATTCATACAATTTTCTTTGCATAAATCAATTACATGTTGTTCGGGA